TAGTTATTCTTGTTCCTACTGGAAAGGTGTGTTCTTGATATAAATCATATGTAGAGAATGGTGCAATAGTAGATGAACCAAAATTTGAATTAGTGTACAATGGTCCAGATGAATTACTAATCTGTAAAGCTATATAAAAATCAGAACCTAAGAATGTCGCATCTGTGAAATATCTACTATCAATAGATATTTCCAATGTATTTAGATTATCAACTACACGATTTGTATAAATTAAATTATCAGAAAAACCAATTGATGATTGGTCTATAGAGTATGTTGTTGTGTTAAGTCTAACCCAATTTGTTTTAAACATATCATTAATATCATCAACTAAAGAATACTCATCAATTGAACTCAATTGTTTAGCAATCTTTCTCTTATAGGCTAACCAAGTTCCACTAGAATAATTAAACTCAATAAAAACACCAGCCTCACCACCAACATAGGCTTGATTAAAGTCATATTGAACAACTTTGTTATATGAATATAAATCAAATTCCGGATAAGCAATTTTATACCAGTGGTCACCACCATCACTTGTCCAATAGATTGTATTATATTTACCAACAACCATACCATTCAAATTATTAAAGAATGAGATAGAAGTAAAATTAGAAGTTTCATTTAACTCAATTCTTTTAATTGAAAAGTCAATCTTAGAAACTCTTAAAAGTGTACCTTCATCACCACAAATCCAATAATAGTCATTAACAACCGCAACTGAGTTGAGATTAACTTTATACTTATTGTTCATTATGTGTGATTGACTATATGTTGCATTATTAGTCAATTGGTCTTGATTATTAATAATCATACCAAACTCGCCAACTGCAATAGTACGATTAGGTATAGAATAAGTAATACCATCAATTTCGCTATAAATTTCTTGTGATCCATGAGTTAGTAAATCATAATAGTTAATATCATAGATATTATTATAATCAACTCTATTTCTTAACACCCAATTGTGTTTTTCTAAAAATTGTATATTTTGACCATCAATTGGATAGTATCCATCTAATAACCTTGATAAGTGATATTGTTTTTCTCTATTTGATGTTCCTAACTTAACAACAACACTATATCTATAAGCAGAATCATATGTATCTAAATCACTTTCCTTAACTAGTTTATTATTAGTATAAATATAAATGCCATTATCACTATTATAATAATTATAAGTAATATCAGTTACAAAATTTTCTATCTCATAATAGTTAGAAACTAATTGTGTTGTAGAAAAATAAGTATCCGGATCAGTAGATGTTGGAAGAGTTATTTGTGTTATCTGATCTTTAACTAAAACTCTTTGACCTTCTTTTAATCTGATATTATCAATTGTTAGATTAACAACATTTTGTCCAATAGTAGTTAGTGCTTCTGTTGTTGCAACATCAACATATAAATAATTATTTAATTGGTCACTAATTAGTTTACTTGGTGTAAATAAATTCTTTAAGGTAAAGGCATTTTCTGTTAAATACTTATTATAAAACTCATCTGAATTAGATGAATTTAATGGAATAGGAGTAGGTAAACCAGGAGTAGATGGTCCATTATCAATATAGAACCCTACCTTATCTTGTCCTAAGACATCATAGATATTATCTAAATTGTTTATAGGCAAATAAGTAGATCCACTAAGACATTTAGAGTAAAGTTTTACTTTTTCTAAATCTTGTTTAAGAGAATCATATGAATCTTTTGATAGAGTATCCTCTCTACTTGTCCATTTTCCGGTATCTGAATTACGAACCCAACTAATATTTCCCAGTGATGTTGATGCCATATTTTATCTTTTTACTTTTAAGTTCCAAATTGCACTTTTTGTATCTAAGTCAACTTTTTGTTTAATAATAGACACTTTTGATTTTTTCAAAACACTTTTTATTTCATCTATGAAACGGTCATACTTATAAACGTCTTCTATATACTCAGATATATCAATTTTATAGTCGATATTATCAGAGAATATCAAGTCATATATAAGTTTATCCTTGTCTTTCATATTCAAAATACATATTATAAAACATATATATTAAACTTTGAATAGTCCTAAAAGGGAACATGAAAATATTAATAGATAATTTCACAAACAAAAAATCAAACCTTATGGCAAACAACAAACAAAAACAACTAGGAAGGAGAGAAATGGAAATAGAAGCACTAGAAATGCAGAAAGTTAGAGAGTTAAACTCCTCAAAAAGAGGTAGATTAACTAAACAAGAGTTAGAGCAAAGAAGAATTGAGCTAACACCAAGACAAAATGAACTCTATAAAGGAATTAGACATAATACCTTAACAGTTTGCCAAGGTCCAGCCGGTACATCAAAAACATTTACCGCTTGTTATACAGCGTTAGCACTATTAGCTGACCAAAAAATTGATAAGATCATCTTAACAAAGCCTATACAAGAAAGTGGTGAGAACTTAGGATTCTTACCTGGAACCAAAGAAGAAAAAGTTGATCCATTTATGAAATCATACTCTTCTAACTTTGAAAAAATTATTGGAAAATCAACTTATGATTGGATGGTATCTAATCAACAGATTGTTATTGAGCCATTAGCTTATATGAGAGGTACAACTTATGATCACTCAATTATGCTATTAGATGAAGCTCAAAACTGCACAATGACCCAATTAATGTTGTGGGTAACCAGATTGGGACAAGATTCAAAGGCAATTATGATGGGTGACGTTTCTCAATATGATATTAAGAAAAGAGATTCTAAATTTTTAGAATTCATTGACTTACACCAAGGTGGAAATCAAATCTTTAACTTTAAGTTTGAAGTAGAAGATATTGTAAGAAATAAATTCTTAATTGAAATGGTCAACCGATATGAGAAGTGGAAATCAGAGAATGATGTTAAGTAATTAATCTTCATCCCAAGACAATTCCGCTCCATCATCATCATCATATTCTGGTTCTGGATCTGGTGGAGTCAATGATCCATTAGCTTGTACCAGTCTATACTCCCATTTAGAGTTATATTCATCATTATATAAAACACCACTTGCTAAATCAAAGAAGGGGAAAGTATCTAAATATGGATAATATCTAAGATTCTTTTCTCTTATTTTGAGATTACATTTGATTTTAATAGGATGTCCTTTAATATCAAAATATTGATGTGACTTGGCATTTTGTTCCCATTTGGTAATATAACCATTATCTTCTGCCCATTTCTTGAATGTCTTAACATCGGAGTCAAAAACAGAATAGATTCTATCCATAACTTTGATAGTTTCCGGTAGTTCAACTTGTGAATTAGCAACTCGAACATCATCCCAAAGAAGGGCTCTACATCTTACTTTCTCAACACCACCATAATTAACTAACACTACCAACATCTTAACATTTGGATTCTTACAATATAAGTCTAAATATGATTGTCTCTCACGGTATCTCATACAGGAATTCCAAATTGTTCCCATACAAGCACCAGATGGTGCAAAATAATTTTGGTCTAAATACCATTTTTTAATTTCATCACCTTCAACAATTTTAAACTCAACATTTTCTTTATCAAACCAAGATTTATAATAATTAACAAAATCTTCTATTTGAGATTGCTTAACACCATATTGTTTAAGTTGTTCCTCGGTTATCAATTTTGAAACAACTCTACCAACTCTCATAAGAGACCTACCAACTTTTTCACCAAAAACATCAAATTCCATTTCATTTTTGAATTTAGATTCTGGTAAATAAGAAATCATGTCACTTTTATCAGACGGCGATAAATAGTTAATACCACTCTCAGTATTAGCATTAAGGATTATACTGCAAATAATATTGTTAGTATTTGCCAAGAAATCAAAAAAATCTCGGTGTACTACAAGATTGTTATTAACTCGAACTGTTTTAGCCATATTATTTTAATATATAGTTTTATGAAGTTTATATTAGAGTATAAAAGTTTTTATAAAGTTGATGATATTGTTTTAATTGAGTATTGGTATAACCACATGGTAACACCAGTTAAGATATTAGAAAAACGAGGCAGTAAATACCTCGTTTCACATAATGTCTCTGGGTCAAAGATAAAAAATGCTCCTGATGAATACATAAAAGTTTCTAAAATTATTTCAGTTTATAGACCTATTTAAGTAAGAATAACATTTCATCATAGAAAGCTTTATCACTTGGATCATCAATATCTAAATATTGATCCTTAATAATCTGAAAATCTCGAGAAGAAAGTCTATCATCAAATATAATCTGTTTTAAAGACTCATAGTATTTTTTACTTTTCAATTCAGATTCAATAAATTGATCAGTAATGTCGTTATCTAAATCATCATAGTAAACTTTACCACCTTTTGTAGAAGCTACTTTCTTTTTTTCCCAATTATGCTTTGGTGTTTGGTCATACCAATCATCATTATATCCATATGATCTTGAATGTCCATGACTTCTGCCTCTTGAAGAATAAGATCTATCAGAGCTACCCCAAGAGTAACTATCATAATTGCCATAGTTATATTTAGATGAACTATCATAATTGCCATAGTTATATTTAGATGATCCAGTGTGACTATATGACTTATATTCTGTTGTTTTTGGATCTCTTTTAGTTGGTAAAGATTCCCAATCAACTTTAACAGAAGCGTTACACAATTTAATCAAGTGTGAAATATCTTGACTTTCATCGTGTGTGTGTTCTTTGTAATAACCCACTGAAATGTTAGTACACTCTGGAATAACACCAGTAAATTCAGCAGAGTCGGTATAAACACCGGTGTTGTCCGGAGACATCTTTAATCCATATTGATTAAAGTCTTTTGCTAAAACTTTAGCAAATTCTTCGGAACAGCATCTTTTTGAAGATTGAAAAGTGATAATTGAATTAGTTCCTCTACGGTCAAATGAAATCATTCTATTGTAGTCTTTGAAGCTGGCATCTCTTGAAGCCAATCCAGAACCAATACAACCAACTTCTTCACCAAAGAAGAAACAGTAAAGTCCAGGAACATTCTTTTCAATCATATACAATAAAACTGTTACACCAGCTTTATCATCGGCTCCTAAAATGGATTTACCATCAGTTTTAATGATATCTCCTTCAAATCTATGAATAACATCTACTTGGTCTTTACAAGCTGTATCTAAGTGACAAGCGAAAGCAGTTTTACTTTCACCTATTTTATAAAAATAGTTTCCGTGTTGGTCTTTATAGTGACCTTTTGGCAAAAAACTCACAAGCTCATCTTCAAATCCATATGGATATGTTTTACTTGTTAGAGCTAAAAATGTGTTTTTAATATTCATTTTATATTATATTATTAAAGTACCAACATGATACTTTATTTCTTACTACAAAGATAAGGTATATATTCAGTATTTCCAAATTTTATTGGAAAACCATATCATTATTTGATATGGTTTTCAATTTTTTCTAAATTTTTCTTAGTTTGTTTAATACTTTTCACTTTTTTATCCAAAAATAATATATGACTAATTACACATTTAACATTATTTCCACAATACTTAATATAATGGTCAATATCAATTTTTCTAACACTATCATTTTCTAAAAGATAATATCCGTCTTCTTTCTTAAATAACTTAAAGTAAGTAGTATTTTCATAGTCATATTCATAATAACCTGGTTTGTTGTGGTCACCCCATTTAAAAGTTGCTTTTGGCTTTAAGAATAAGTGATTTGTTGTTTTGTTTAAGTAATTGATTACTTCTTGCTTGTTTTGTTCTACTGTTATCATAATTAATTTTTATTTTTTATTTTTTGACATACCATCCTTTATAATTGGATTTTTTATTTTTATCAAAACAAAGATCTCTGATCGATGATACTGGTAGTTTTTTCTCTCTACAAAATTTAGTAAGGTTTCTTATATTTTTAAATTCATCACCATTCGGTGATATTAGAGTAAAATCATATTCTTTGGCATTTTTCTCCAGAGGTCTTATTGAATCTTCGGTATAAAGAGACCAGCCATTACAATATCTTGTCCGACCATTTATTATATTAGAAAAGACAGATGAATTTAAATTATGAACCCTTGAAAATTCTTCTAAATTGAATATAGGACCATATACTGAACCGTCAGGTCCCAAAAGCTTAACATCGTGAAATTTAGCACCTTTATTCTTAATCTTTCTATAGTTTTTATAGTCATAATCTTTATTTTCAATTGTTCTCCAACCCTTACAACTTTTATTTTTTCCACTCAGTAGTCTTGAGACAAATGATGATGAACAATTAATTATTCTAGCTGCCTCACATATGCTGTTAAACGATACTTCTTTATTCTCAGGATCTAACAGGGTAATTGATTTTTTTCTACAATTATTATATTCAACAAGTGATTTATTTGGATCGGTTTCTTTGTTAATGTTGTAACATTTCGGACCAAAATATTTCTCAATATATTTCAACTCTATCTCATAAATATTTTCAATACTGTCTAATATTTCAACAACTTCAAAAACAAATGAATCAGTACCATATTTGTTGTAGGAATTTTGCAAGTGTTGATTATCATGTTTATTTAATTTTAGATTTGAATAATGTGTTCTAAACCTATCATATAGATTATAAGCACTTCCAATATAAATATTATCATTAATGATATTTTTTATTTGATAAATTCCAGATGAATAGTAATTATTTTTTGATATTAGATTTTTCATATAATTATATTTTTTAAGTATATATTAATTTTCCGTTTTATTTTTAATGAAATGGAGTATATTTTTACCTCTTTTAAAGATATTTTTTTTCTTTATCAAAAAAGATTGTGAACTTGTACCACCAAACATTTGTGAATTTGAGTGTGTTTCGGCTAATCCAGTTAACAATAAAGTTAGAGCATAAGGGTTCTTACTAAATTCTTCAACACCATCGGACTTCAATAAATGAATATCCATATCATGTAGAATTAATTCAGCCGCGACCGGATTATTAAATACTTGTGTAAAATACTGGTAGGAAACTTGAGCATGATTAGGAAAATGTCTTTTTCCATCACTATCTACCATAAGACAGAACGGCTTACCACAATCGTGATATGTGGTATAAAGTTCTAAGGTTTCATCATCTGTTAAAGATGATAGAATAAGGTCTTTATTTTCTAAGACCCAATCAGGTAACTTCCATTCATATTGTAATGTAGTTCCTGTTCGTAAATGATTAATAAGGTCAAAAAGGTAGTTCTTAACTGAAATACCGTGGTCTAAAACAGACTGACCTTTAGTCTGTTCACATTCAGACATTTTCTGAATGAGTTCTTGTTGTGTAATCTACATCATATTATTTTAATTTAAATTTTGTTTTTAATTCTTTTAGTAAGTGTGGATGAGCCCATTTTTCATCCTTAATTTCAACTTCAACTACTTGATTATTAGGTATTAAGTTGTTTTTTAATTGGTATGAGTCACCGTGAAACGTTGGCTCTGATGGTCCATTCACTCTGATAATATTACCATTTTCAAGTTGAATAAATAAAGTGCCTTTTTTATATTTGAATTTACGACCATTTGAATAATCTACTTCAACATCTTCTTTAACTTTCCAACCTTTTATTTCATGTTTTTTAGGTTCTTTAGGTTCTTCCTCTTTTAGTAACTTATCTATTTTGAAGTTTCTATACTCCATTTGATCCATCACATAAAGAGGTCTTACACGCCATTCAAATTCTTGTTTAGATGATGATAAGTAACATTTGTGTGCCGATTCATTTGCAACGTGAATAGAACTATAAATCTTATAATTCCAATAAGTCAACCACCCATACCAATCATCATTTTTGTTATCTCGCCACCTAACTTCTAATGTGTATCCATAGGGTCTTATGTCCTCAGCAGATGATTGAGATTGAAAAATAATTGATTTCTCAATAGCATAATCTTTTCTATTAATTGTATAATAGTGATTTGGTATAACTAAGTGTTCAGGTGAAGATTCTACAACTGGTTTAGGTTTATTTTTACGAAAAAAGTCTAAAATTCTCATACGGCAACAGATTCTTTTTTGAGAGTTAGTGGCAAGTGCGATAAACTCTTACGGATTTTGGAATCGGCGTAGAGACAGATAGAAGTGAATTCATTTACATCTGGTTCAAAAAATTTGACAATAGGTGTAATCTGAGAATACTTCTCAAATAGTTGTAATAAATGTTGTTCTGATTTTGCGGACAAACAGATAATGGAATTTGATTCTTCTTTCCATTTCTTAAATGTTTCTGTGTGTTCAAATGCGAAGTCCGCTAGTGAATGAGAGCTTTGCACACACTGATAACCTGGGTTGATGTCTTGTCTGGTTATAATGACAAGTTTCGATTCGTTTAAGTTAATCTACTTCATAATGTTTGTTTTTTATTTTTATATATTATAATTTGTGCGTCCCACAGGATTCGAACCCGAAAACACTTGGTTTAGAGCCAAGTCTCACTCGCCTGATAAGATTAAGTTCAAGACGCTTATTTGATTATTATAATACAAATATAAGTAGAAGTTTTTTATTTTACAAATCTATTTATAAAAAAGATGGATAATTGAATATATAGTTTAATTGTTTAATAACAAGAAAAAAACTAATATTTAACAGTAATGAAAGATGAACCATTCGGCCCCCATTTGACCTTAGATTTAAAAGGTTGTCCAAAAGAAATTTTGGAGAATTATAATCTACATTTTGATTATTTGAAAAAACTACCAGAGATGATTGGAATGACACCAATTACTCAACCGTATGTTTTTCCTTATTCTGGATTAGTACCAGAAGATAAAGGTATCACAGGTATTGTGATTATTGCCGAAAGTCATTTATCTATACACTCATTTGAAGATAAGGGATATACATTTATTGATATGTTTTCTTGTAAAAGCTTTGATGTAGAGAGTGCTATCAAATACACTCTAGAACTTTTCAAACCAGAAAGTTATGAAATGAAAATGGTAGAAAGAGGGAAAGATTTTCCAAGGTAAATAAAAACCCATCAAATAATTGATGGGTTTTTTAATATATATACTTACATGAAATATTTAAAAACCTTTGAAGAACTTACTGAGAAAATTGTAGTTCCTGTTGAAGTTGGTGACACCATATATATGGGTAAATTTAAAAACAAGAAAACTGTTATCAAAGAAATTGGTGAAGATGAAACCGGTATGCCAACAATTAACAAGAAAAAGGTTGTTACTTTTAGAACTACTCCACCTAAAAAGAATCCTAATTTTAAGGGTTATAATAGATGGAAGAAGAAAAAGAAGAAAGACTAAACAAAGAGATTAATTTACAATATATAACTTAGCTGTTCGCTACACTTATGTCGGGTATCAGAAGGATGCCATTGAGATTTAGAAATGAATCAAAGATATAGGCCAAAATAAAAATGAATAACTATGGCAAAACAAATTGCAAGTAATTCCAAGCCAAATGCTTGGATCGTAACTCCTAACGACAAAGGGAGAAAATCAATTAAAAGTGGAAAAGTCTTCTTAGAAGATAATGAAGAATTTGAAATCGAATTATTTAACCCACTAACCGTTTCAGTTCTCGCTGATATTAAATTAAACGGTCAATCAATCTCAAAAACAGGATTAGTAGTAAAACCAGGTCAAAGAGTTTATCTCGATTGTTTTATTGACGATAAAAAGAAGTTCATATTCAAAACATATGAAATTGATGGTAGTCAAGAATCATTAGATGCTACACTAAACAATGGTCTTTTAGAAGTATTCTTCTATAAAGAAGATGTTATCACTTTAGATAACTGGCAAAGGAAGTTTGACAGAATCATTGTTGAAAAACATTACCCATACAATCCTTATCCTTGGCGTAACCCATATACGGTTTTGTATGGTACAAGTCCTACTATTAATGGTACTTGTGTAACTACAAATCTATCTAATGCTATTATAGGAACAACAACTACAAATACTTACTCAAGTAATAATATGATAAATTGTAGTTATACATCTGATGTTATCGTACCATATGGTGGAACTACAGTTAATAACTTATTTTCTAATAGTTTAGAAACCGGTAGAGTTGAAAAAGGTGAAAAGTCTAAACAAAAATTCACTGAGGTAGATATGGAGTTTGAGAAACATTATATCTCTTCAACTATTATTCAAATATTACCTGAAAGTAGAAAACCAGCAGAAATCAATGAAGTTTCAAAATCTAAAAAGATTATGGAAAAGTTAAAATCTGAAGACTGGAAAGATATAACCGAATTAATAAAAAAGTTAGCTGACTTACATTCAGCAGGTATTTTAACTGATGATGAATTCTCTAGTAAGAAATCAGAATTATTATCTAAAATATAAAAATAAATAAGTGAACAGCTTAAAAAGAGAGACAAAATAGTCTCTCTTTTTTTTATATATACCATATGATTAAAAAGTGGTCGAAATTTAATGAATCATCATCTGAGGCATTCACAGAAGAAATGGCTCAGGAGATTCTATATTTTTTTGGTGAAGATTCGATAGTATCAAAAGAACTTGAAAATTATTTTAACGAAATTCATAGTAAATATAATTTAAATCAAATTGTTTTTTATGAAACAGGATATGATGAAATGAAAGAATTTACCAAATATCTGTTTGATAGAGCTAAAGAAAATCCTGAACTCACACAAAATCTAATTGATTTATATCATAAAATTAGACAGAAAATCAGTATGTTTCCAGAGGTTTATCAAATTGAAGATATGTACTTGAGTATAATTGAAGATTTAAATTATGATTTTTATTTAGATATTGATTGTGCTAGAAATGAAATGGTAATTAAATTAAAGAAGTGGAAAGAATCAGAATTAAGTCAGTTTATAGAAACTTGTAAAATTGTTGAAGGAAGTCTTAAAAGATTAAAAAGTGATAAATATACCACAAAATTAGAATCTTGTGCATTCAATAGTAGTTACATTGAGTTCGAAATTAATTTAAAAGCATGATAAAGAGTTGGAAACAATTTAATGAGGATAAACAATTGGACTTATTCCAAAATACTCCGTATGCAAAGGCAGAGTTAACTCACAATAATCTTTACCCAATAGATGAAGATGATATTCGTGATTACTTAGCTGAAATAGAAGATGAAGGATATTCAATCACTGTTAATTTTGGATTTTTAGAATCATCAACCGGTAGATATACCGAATTAATCAACAGTTATGATGTTAGACCGTGTATATCAGTTGATATACAAACTATATCAACGACTGGAAATGACGATGTTACTACTTGTTTAACTTCTTTTGTGAAAAGAGTTTCAAATAAGTTCAAAGAGATTAAAGTATTAGATAATGGTGGAGTACTAGATATCAATGATATAAAGTTACAAGGAGGCATTTCCATTAGATCGGAAGATATAGATGTTGAAGAACCATTATCTGTCTATTTAATTTGGTTTGAGGATGTCAATTTAACAGATAAGATAATATATGAATATTATTCAATTCCGCAAGATATATACACAAGATTTACTGAAAAAGGTTCTGCTCAAATTGCTGTTCCACGTGATAGGATATCTGATTGGATTATACCAAATAAATCCAACTATAAAGATATAATAGATGACCCAGATTATGATATTTATCAATGGTATCATGGTGGAGATTGGTATCCAGACCATGATTCATTTTTTACTTATCATTTAGAAAATGAAACAATTGACTTATTATTAAGATGTTGTTTTAATGAATTTGATGAATTAAAAGTAGAATACCCAGAATTTTTAGAAGAGTATAATTCATTAGAAGACTTTATTCAAAAAATAACTAAACCCAAAGAACGTTGGAGTAATAATTGGGGAAAACTTGGTAAATTTTTAGATAAAGAAGAATTAACAGGCAATATTTACAATGAATTAAGAAGTAAGTATGCTGATTACTCAATGCATGCGAAAGCTGATGAAGATTATAAGGCGGTTATGAGTGATTTTGATGAATCGGTTGAAGAGGAATTAGGAACCACTATTATTGAAAAATTTAACCAAGAAGAGAAAAAAAGATATAGAACAAAAGACAGAGATGGTAGAGATGCCAATTTTTTTACAGGAAGTTGGAAAGAAACTACTTATGAAAGACCATATTATAGATTAAGTTTTAACTTAGAATGGTTAAGTAGATTAGAATCTAGTGACTTATTTGATTTGGGTAGTGTAGAAGATGAAATTGGTGAATGGTTTTATAATAATAAAGATAAGGTAGAACTTAATCCAAGACTATCGGATTATGCAGATGTTGATGATAAAGAGTTTAATAAAGAAGCAAGAGCTGATATAAAATGGCAAATGGAACACCAAAAATAATTATTTAAGGTTTAAATATTCTTTAAATTTCATTAACATATATTCAGTCGTAAGATCCGAAGGATTTAGAGAAGATAAGTATTTAACATCTATTTTAGCTGTTTGACTTAAACTTTCCGCTCTTGTACCATCACCCTTGATAGCAATTTCATGATAATCATTTTCATTAAGTGGTAAAATACAAATATGACACTTAACAGAAGAATATTTTCCCAAGAAAAGTGGTTTATCAAATTCAATTCTAAAGTTATCTCTTAAAACTAAGCCAGCTTCTTCTTGTAATTCTCTTAAAAGAGCAACCTCAGGAGTTTCACCGATTTCAATACCACCACCAACACAAGATAAATGCAATTCTTGGCCTTCGATATATTTGAATGTTGGTATATATTCTTGTCTAATAATAAATTGATTTAATTCAATTAGATATGGAATACATATAACACAATCTTTACCAGTCAAAACTGACCAATCTTCATACTTAACAATTTTTATATGTTCATCATCATATAAAACATCATCTTTTACAAATTTCTTTTCTTCCTCTGGTCTAATATTAGTAAATTTCTTCATTATAATCTTTGTATTTTATTTATATATTAAAAATAAGTTTAGAAGAATTAATATATATGATTACAAAATAAGATATTTTATGGATTATCAATATGAAGATTTTACACTTAACGACATGGAAAATGTATTAGAGTACTGGCAAGATGTGTCACAAGATCCAGAATTTATTTCTAAGGAAACTGACTTAGATTTAAATACAGTAATTCAAATATTACACACCTTACAAAAAAGAGGCGATATTTCTGGATTCAATAAAATTGAAAGAAGAAGAAATTTAGATGAAAGTAAAGTTCTTTTATTTGAAGAGTTATTAGATCCAGAATTAGCAAAGGCTCTTAAATTAGACCAATTAGCTAAAACGCATGATGATAAAGATTACTTCTTTGATGAAAAAGAAATTAACGAAGTATATGACGCACATATCTTTGAAGTAAAGGCTGTAAAGGTTGTTTTACAACAATCATTACTTATTATTCCATTAGAAGTAACAGCTAAAGGAAAAGATTATGATATGTTTATGGTTTATTCACCCGATGAAAATGTTTACTATGGCAGTAAAGAAGGTGAAAAAACAGTACAGTCGCTTAGAGAAGTTTTAGGCAATAATTGGAATTTGTTTGATGAAGTAACTGAACAAATATTAAATGACCACATCCCATTAGATTTTTGGGAAGTTAAGAATATACAAAATTAAAATTTGATTATTGTTTCAATTTCATCATCTCTTTTATTTACTAAAAGTTGTGGCAAGTAAGCAATTGCACTTCTTAATGCCAATCCAAAGGTATTTCCCGAATGTTCATCCGATAGTCCTGGGACTAATTTCTTTTGTTCATCGAAATCCAAATCTTTAAACTCTATAATTTTATCCTTGGTTTCTAAAGCTTCTGCAATTAAAATACCTTGTTCTAAAGCAAATATATTATATTTTTCACCAATTCCTCCGTTAAACTTAACACCCAAAGATTCAAAGAAATCTTTATCTTGTTTTTTCATATTAAAATTTGTAATTTTTTTCTGGCTTTCGACACTTTATTTGCGATCTCCAATTATTTTTTTCACCAGTTGAAATCTCAAGCTTAGCATTTTTTCTTTTTAGAACTAATCCTTCCACAAGCGGAATTTTTGTATAGATATCAAACAAGGTTTTGAAATTATCATAATGTGACTTTATGTGGTATATATTATTAGATATACCGTGTAAGTATTCTTTATCAGATGATTTCTGTCCATACATAGAATCAAGAATATCTATTCTCTCTTGGAAAGTTTTACCTACAAGGTATTCTGAATCAAATACTAAAATATCAAAAAGTATTAATTTTTGATTGAAGGTGAGTCCTCTCTCATCAAGTTTAGACTTATTTAATGTTTCACCATTCAAAACTATCCATTTTCCTTTAAGATTCAACGTGTTATATAAACCATCTATAATTTCGTCTCTTGAAATTTGAAAATTAGATAAAATTTGATTGTGACGACCCATAACACGAACAGTATCACCATTTGTGAAAATTAAAGTATTACTACCATTCATTTTCAACTGACCCAACATCAAATTTGATTTGTCCCAGTAGTTTAGTTCTTCCGGAGGAATTGCATTAGCTGGTCTACAAGGATAAATATATCTTAATGATTCATATTTCATTACACAAAGATAGTTATTATTTTTAATATATACAATAAAATTATGAACAATATGAAAACTATTTGGACTAAAGTATTATGTCAAAAAGAAGCATCTAAATATGTCACTAAAAAAGAATTTATAATAAACTCACCTAGCGCATATAATAAATCTCGCTCTAATGGTTGGTTAAATGAAATATGTAGTCATATGTTTCAAATAAAGAAACCAAAAGAATATTGGACAAAAGAAAAATGTCAAGATGAAGCTCTAAAATTCAAAACTAGAAGTGAATTTTCTAAAGAAAGTGTTTCAGCCTATTCTAAAGCATGGGATAAAGATTGGCTTGATGAAATATGTCAACACATGAAATATTTCGGAAATAAATTCAAAAGATGTGTATATGTCTATGAGTTTTCAGATAAATTCGCATATGTTGGATTAACATTTAATATGGATTGCAGAGAAAAACAACACAATAAAAGAGGACCAGTATTTCAACATTCAAAAATAACTCAAGATATTGCAATTCTCAAACAGCTCACTGATTATATTGACATCGAAAGTGCTAAAAATAAAGAATCAGAATACGCGAAGTATTATATAGATAATGGGTGGAAATTATTGAATTCTGCCAAAACTGGAGCATGTGGTGGAGGTATTAGAAAATGGACAAAAGAAAAATGTAAAATTGAGGCTTTAAAATATACAAATGTTTCAGACTTTAAAAAAAAATCACTTGCATATAGAGCAGTGGTTAGAAACAAATGGTTAGAAGAGCTTTGTTCACATATGAATAGGACAAAAAAACATTCCGGATACTGGACAAAAGAAAAGTGTAAAGAGGTAGCTGAGTTTTTTTCAAATAGGAAAGAATTTGGCGATGTTTATAGTTCTGCATACGGAGCGTGTAGGAAAAATAAATGGTTGGATGATGTTTGTGCTCATATGAAAAAAAAAGAAATTAAACCAAAGGGTTATTGGACCAAAGAACGATGTAAAGAAGAATCAGTTAGATATGAATCAAGAAGTGAGTTTCAAAAAAAATCCACTACCGCATATCAAATATCCTTACGAAGAAAGTGGTTAGACGAAATTTGTGAACACATGATTTGTAATTCAACAAAATAAAATTTGATAAAACAAATATATAGACTATGAAATATTTAAAAAAATTTAACGAATCAGAGTCGGAAAACAAACACAATATGATACCAGATGGTTTTACTGGAAATGATATGAATCTTATTCAAGATATATCATCTGTTCGTAAACCAATGTCTTGGGAAGAAGTAGAAGAAAACGCTTCAGTTGATTTAGATGATTTAAGTGATGATGTATTAAAAGCCTTATTCAAACTTCCGGTTTATAATGTTACCGACTTAAATGAGGTCTTTGATAAACCAGAAAACGATGGTTCTATAACAGATTTAGAATTTAAAACAATATATGATGAATTATATAGTGGTAATATAACTAAGAATAATTATATATTTTTTGAAACACTTAAAATACCATATCAAATATTTATCATCAGATTTCAAATGAAAAATATTGACTGTGGATTATTAGTGGACACACAAGGATTTAGTTATATGAGATATGTTTCTCTAATTAAGGAATTTGGTGAAATGTATGATTACTATAAAAAAGATTTGGAGTTAAGAAACTCAACTCCAAATTCTTAAAATATTTTCTACCATTTCAAATACTTCATCAATTGACCCCTCACCATCAACATAAGTCAAAACTTTCTTAGCTTTGTAAAAATCAATTAAAGGAAATGTTTCTCCCTTAAATTGTTTAATTCTACGTTGAATAATATCAACACTTTGATCATCTTCACGACCAGATGTTTTACCACGTTCTAAAATACGATCTTGGATAGTTTCATCAGTAACCTCTAAATAGATTACTAATCCAACATCAGTGATTTTATCTAAAAATTCACCTTGTGGTACAGTTCTTGGAAAACCATCTAAGATAAATGGCTCTTTTGTCTTAGGAATTTCTTTTTGGATAATTTGATTTATCAATTCATCTGGTACAAGATTACCTTTTCCAATAAGGTTTTTAATTTGTTTCCCGATTTCAGAATCAGAATTTTTCTCAGCACGTAAAATGTCTCCAGTTGTGATAAGTGAATAACCATACTTTTCTTTTAATTGTTTGGCTAATGTTCCCTTACCACTACCCGGTTGTCCTAATAAAACTATATTTCCTTTATACATATTTTAGATTTTGTTTTTTAGCACTTCATCTTTGAATAGATTCCACTTCCATTCATTCTCTGGTCCATCAAAATATTTGAGTTCTTCAGCTTCCCATTTCAAATTACTTAAAGCTCTTTGTATTGCTACACTAACATCATCTTTTAAGTAATCATAAACCAATTGTGATATCTCCTCAAAGTTTTCACCATTGAATTTTATATAATTCCAATTAGGATCTTTTATCCCTCTTTTAGTTATTTCTATTTTAGAACACCCACCATAGTAAAGATTATACAATTCATCAGAATCATAAATTGATTTACTTGGGGTAAAGTTTAAAGACAAAGAACCATCCAATTCTATAGTTAGTTGGATGGCCTGTCTTACTTTTTCAAGGGTTATCATTTATGCCATTTTCTTTTTAGCCAATTCTGATACCATTTTCTTATCAACTGGAAGTTGAGCGAACTCTTTCATAATTTGACCAATATTAGTAACACCAGAAGCTAAGATTTCGTCTAACTTAGCATTAACTTCATCTTCACTCATTTGTTTTGGTAAATAAGATTCGATAATGGTTAATTCCATCTTAGATTTTTCATCATTCATAAGGCGAATGTTTTCTTTAAGATTTTTGGCAAATTTACCTAAAATCTTAGTAGATTCTTCATCTGATAGATTTTCAACCACCAAATTCTTTTTCATAGTTTGCATTTCACCCTTTACTGTACTAAGTAAAGATTTTACTTCAGCATTCTTTTCTTTGAATGCTTTCATGAAGTCTGCTTCAATTCGTTTCTCGATTGTCATAATAATATGATTTATTTGAGGTCGGAGATAGATTTCCACTACCGTAAGAGACTTTGCAGGTCTCCGCCTAAATGCTCGGCCACCCGACCATATTTTATTTATTAAATTCTTCCATTAAAAGTTGTGCCTCAAACTCTTGAGACATAATCATTAAATCTCCAAATGAGTTTGTATCAAAATTTGGATTGTCTAAAATGTCCGAAATAACTGTATTGATATCCATTGTTTTAATTATTTATACAAAGATAATCATTTTTTACTTATCTCCAAAATCTTTTGGAAAAAAATCACCTACTCTATTTTTCTTAGATATGTCCAAAAGTTCATCTATCTTCTCGTCTCTGAGTCTTTGTGGATCTTCTAGCCACATATCAAAGTAGTGACTGTAATGATCATAGTGATCATCACTCGGATACCACCCATCATACCAAAATTCAAAAAAGTTAGAATAAGCTTCTTTTTCATCAAAGAATTCCTTCTTTGATAAGTCATCTAATATTTCTTGTTTACTTTTATGATTCCTCACTTAATATGCTATTTAATAATAAATCTCTTACTTTTATCTTAAATTCAGAGAAGTCTGAACTATTATCTAATTCAGTATGAATATCACTAACTAATGAATGCAATTCTTTTAATTTATTTACTCTTAATTTACCACCATAAACACATTCAATTTTAGATGGTTGTTCAGATGGAACAATCCAAAGAGTTACATTTTTTGGAAATACTCTATTAATTTGATGAGCCGTTTCTTCCAATCTCTGTCTCGTTATACCACGAGTATCTAAATAATAAACAAAAATAGGATTATCTAAATTTATTTCTTTTTCTTCAATTTCTACTTTATAATTATAATCACTAAACACTTAACACTTCATTAATTTTTATATCACGAATGATTTGAGCAACATCTCCTAAATTATATGATTCATTTGTATTATAGTTGTATACCAAAATATCATTATCATTTTTATAAGTATTAAAAACCGAAATAGAGTTATCAGGTAGTAAAAATGAATCTCTATAATCTCTCAGTGTTTCATTTCTACACTCTATATTGGAGTAATCATCAATACTATTTGGATGTATTTGCGTAGTAAAAAAGTAACGGTGGTTCTTTGGAAGAGATTGTACAAACATATAAAAATCATCTTTTTGTGAGGGTAGAACTGTAATTGGATCAATTACTATATTCCACATTTCATATAGATTCTCATTAAAAGTACTAATATCTCTTAATAATTTACCAAAAGTTGGATTCTGTATAGTTATGGTAAATTGTTTACCATTTTTTTCAGTTCCAGAAAAAAGACTTGTTCCATCTAAGTTATAATAAATTGTTTTATTAGCAAGACAATGAACTAACTTTTGTGTAAAAAGAGTTTTACCAGAGACAGATCCACCTCTGATAAAGTTATATTGTTTAATTTTCATTTTCTATTAAGTCGGATATTATAAAATCTCTTTGAGTTTGTAAAGGAACTTCCGTCAGGTCAAACCCTTCTATTTCTAATTTAAGTACCTTAAAGTTCCCACTTGTAGATAGTCCACGAACATTAACTATTTCAAAGTGAGCACTATAATAATTGTTGTTAAATTTATAATTTGTAGTAAATCTACCCTTTAGCCTTTTAATATCAAAGTCTTTTGGAAATTTAATTTTAATTGAATAGTATTGAAAGTTAGACCACATATTTCTCAGCTCCCTTTTACTTAAAGGTCCAATATATTTATGAGGCTGAACTACCTCAAACTTAGGCTCATTGTAAAATTGAATCCAATTCATTAAATCATATTTAAAAGTGGTTGAAAACGAAAAAATATCTTATTCATAGCTTCTTCTTTTGTAAAGAATTTCGCATAGTCAATCTCAGTTGCTTGTAATTGTGACTTATCTAAAGTTTCATTATCGAGACCGATTTCGGAAAGTTCATTAATCTTAACAATGAAAATATAACATTTCTTAAATAATTCACCTTTCTTATTTATATAAAGAAATTCTATTGGACTATCTAAATTAGATATTTGAGATGTGATAATATTAATACCTACTTCTTCTCTTGTCTCACGAATGGCCGCTTCTAAATAAGTCTCACCTTCATCAACACCACCCTTTGGTGGAGAAAATGAATTCAACCAAGGCAATGAAGTTGGATGACCTAAAAGTATTTTATTTTTATAAAGGATTGCTGTTCCTGCGCTAATTTTCATTTTTTAATTTTAAAGTAAGTGTCTTGGATCTTTTGCATCACTTTTTGGGTGATTGTTATGTGACCATAAACGACAAAATGGTGTCGTAAAGTAATCATTGTAAGCTGTTGTATCATCAATATGAAAGTCAATTCTTTCTCTACGACAATAATCTCCTTTTGTTTTATCCCATTCTTCATCACTAATCATTGGGAATCCATACTTTGGATGTGTTCCAGATGTTGGTGTGCCCCTTTCATTGTGATAATCAGTAATAGAAAAGAAGTGAGTATATTTAATTTTATATTGGTCTAATATTTTCTTATCATCATTTGTTAGACCACCTGTTAATATGTGTATCTCTCCTCCGGCTTTAATAATTGCAGATGTAAAGAATGCAAAGAATTCCGGCATCGCATCTATAACACCATGAAAATCTAAACCAATCTTGACTGGATTTGAAGAACTTTCCATAATTTTTGAAAATTTGTTAATCATAATAAAGTATATATTAACTATATACTGTGCAAATATATTAACAAATTTCCACTTTTACAACTTTTCATCGATATTTGGCATGTACACTCTTATGATATCAACCAACTCTTTTTTAATCTCTGGTGTGATATTTTTTGTTCTATGTTGATTAACCAAAGTCATAAACTCACTTACTACTTTATTAAACTTAAACGTCTCAGTAAATCCAAATACTTTTTTTTTAAATGGTTCAATATCAATTACATCATCACCTTCTCTTGACATCCATTCCTTAAATCGATTTATAAACCTTTTAATACCAGAGATATTTTGGTCTGACCAAGACCCACCATCAAAGTAGTGACCAATGAACATCATATAGAATCTCAATTCATCTGAATCATAATCATCTGGGTTAATAACATTACCTTTGGTCTTACTCATTTTTTCACCATTGTTCAATATCATACCTTGGTGAATTACTTTCTTAAATGGTTCTTCTTCACTAACCACACCAATATCATACAAGAACATATTAATAAATCTTGCATAAATCAAGTGCATACAAGCGTGTTCCGATCCACCAACATAAACATCAACTTGTTTATATTTTTCCTTAGAACAGATTTCAGTTTCGTTATTAGGATCACAATATCTAATAAAGTAAAATGAACTATCTACAAAGGTATCCAATGTATCTGTTTCACCATCAACTGGGATTGGACAACCCCAACTTCTTTGACGAGACACACACCAATCATGCAAGTTTTCCAACCACATTCTTTGTGCATTTATGGTTGACTTTGGATAATCTATCCAATCCAAGTTTTTAATCAAACGTTCTTTATAATCTGTAATCTTAAAATACCACTGATTCATTGACTTTATTTCTACTTTAGTAGAACATCTTTCGCAGTGGTCATCTTTTACTTGTTCACGGGCCAATACAGTTTCACAAGATGAGCACCAGTTAACTTCACCATCTTTCTTATAAGCCAATCCGTGTTCTTTCAATTTAGTAAATATCCACTGTGTCCACTTTTGATAAGAAGGATCAGATGTAATCAACAATTCTTGATATTGTGTATTCATCTTACTCATTTGTGAACGAAAACGGTCTATGTTCTCATAGGTAACATCTCTTGGATCTCGACCAACTTTCTTAGCATAGTTTTCAGCTGGCAATCCAAAAGCATCATAACCAAATGGTTGGAATACTTCCTCACCTCGATATCTAAAGTATCGACAGTAAGAGTCCATAATTGCGTAATTATAAAAGTGTCCAATATGCAATCCGTTACCGGATGGATAGGGGAACATAGGTGTAATATATTTCATATTCTTATTTTTATTTTTTAAACTAAAAAACCCTCAGTATTTACATACTGAGGGTTAGATTTTCATAGGCAAAATTCTCTCAGTACTCAGTTAGAGTAATAAGAGTAATAAAGATTTTGCGTTCTGTTTCATAGTTTTATATATTACAAATATACGAATTAGTTTTCAAAATTTAAAAACTATTTTTAATATATAGTTAAGGGGATAAAATAAAAAATAACTAAACTATGGAAAAGGAAGTACTAGAAGATTATCTAAAAAAAGGACTATCAACAAATGATATTGTTAAATTAGCCAATAAATCACAAACAACTATACTCTATTGGATAAAAAAACATGGTCTAAAAACAAATTTTATTAACTTTAAAGACCAAGGAATTAAAGAATACGGCGAGTATAGATTTTGCCCAAGATGTAAAAAAGACCAAAAAACATCAGAATTTTACAATAGACGAGGTAAAAAAAATAGTTCAGTGTATTGTAAGAGTTGCACCAGCGACCAAACATTAGAAAGAATGAGAGATTTAAAATCAAAAATGATTGACTACAAAGGTGGTTGCTGCACACAATGTGGTTACAATAAGTATTTTGGAGCATTAGAGTTTCATCATATAGATCCTAAACAAAAAGACTTTAACCCATCTCAACTAAAAAGATATAAATTTGATGATATGGTTAAAAAAGAATTAGATAAATGTATCCTTGTTTGTTCAAATTGTCATAGGGAAATACATGACCAAATTAATAGAAATAAAAAAGACCTCAATTAATTGAGGTCTTTTTTTTGTAGTCCCAAGTGGATTCGAACCACTATACTAACTTTAGAAGAGTTATGTCCTTCCATTGAACGATGGGACCATTTGTCTTCTCTTGTCATTATTGTATTACAAAGATAGGACAAATTTTTTAACTTTCCAATAGTAAATTTATTTTATTATCTCTTTTAAATTCTAAAATCATTGATTCTACTTCTACATCGGCATTATCACCATCAGAAGACACTCGAATATTTTCTCCAAAATATTCTTTAGCCAATAATAAACAAGCCAAAACATGACGGTCGTATGGTTTTCTTTGAGTTTTAGTAAATTGGAAACCAGTAGTTTCAGCACTAATACCAAATGTTTCGTGAGATAAATCACCTACTCCATTGAAAGAAATTGCATCATTTTCAAAACGAGGTTTGCCTTCACCATTCCACCCAGCTAATCCATGCCCAGTTTGTTTAGTAATCTCATCACAAACTACCTTACAATCTTCTGAATATTTTTCAAATTTCTGTAAATCAATTTGACCTTTTACTTCATAATATCTTGTGTAGCCCATATATGTAATGTTTGATTATAATATTCTTCTTTAATTTCTGATCCAATGAATTTACAACTCATTGATAAACACCCCTTAGCAGTGGTCGCGATTCCCATAAAAGGATCATATATTATGGAGTTTTTAGGAAAGTAAATATCTATTAACTTTGTTACCAATTCGGTTGAATAAGTAGCTTTTAATGTTGATTTAACACCATCATTATTTTTTGCTTCTAAGAAATTAGTATAGTTTTTATAGAAACTTTGTCCGGTCTTTTGATTGACTTTACTTACTTGTTTATTAGTCTTAAAGTTAGACAATCTGTCTTTATTTACAAAAACATATATTGGTTCAACAATTCTACTTAACTTGGTTGGTGATGTTTGAAATGGAATAGCGTTATTCTTTTTCCAATAAATAACATCAGCAATAGTTAGATTAGTTTCACTAATAACTTTATTAATTAGTTGATAAGGTAAACTTGGATTCTCGTGTATATAAGAAATGTTATAAAGAATAACACCATCATCTTTAATAATACGTTGAAATTCTTTGAATTCATTTACTCTTATTTCTAAGTATTGTTCTGGAGTATGATTATCTATATCAGAGTATCCAGTATTGTAGTACATATCTTTTCTTTTAGAAGAGATATTATATGGCGGGCTCGTGACAACACCATCAATTGATTTGGAATCCATTCTTTTCATGGTCTCCATATTATCTTCATTAAATATTTGATTTATCATCTTGAGTAATTACTATTTACAATTTCTGTTATTTCGTTTATTCCTTCTATTATTTTAAGGAAAGGTTCATTAAGTATAGAAGGATCATCATAGAAAATATGACCATAATCTTCTATAAAGTGATAAAAGTCTATGATTTCTTGCATTTCTACTGATTTTATTTGTTTAATATCAGCCATTTTGTAATATTTTCATTATATCATTTACAATTCTATCTAAATTTTCAATACCAGCTTCTAATTCAGTATATTCAATTTTATTATACTCAATAAGTTCTTTATAATCTCTATCAACTTGTTTAGCTCCTTCTAGTGATTGCATTCTACCATTATCTACATATTCAAATGTTCTAACTAGGTAATAGTTTAAGGTATTTAATTGTTTGAACTCATACATTACTGTATCGGAGAAATGTGGGTTTTTTCCTTTATAGTAAACAATTGAATTAAGTAAAGGTGAGTCAGTGATAACAACATCAACTTTACCATTTAAACGGAAAAGTCGGTTTTGTTGTTTGCCAAAAATATAAACTTGATTTTTAATTTTCTCAAAAGATTCTTCCCAAACTAAATCTTTAACATACTCAAGAGCCATTTCACAATCAATTCCTTTTATTTTTAATTGTGAGAATATACCAGCACATAAAACCGATTTTCCAACACAAGGCCCTCCAAAAAGATTCACAAAAATAGTTTTTTTCATATTCTGTTATATTCGGATTCAAGAAAGAAGTTCATCAATTTTAGAATCTCTTAAATACTGTTTAAACTCTGGTGAGGTTTTCATCCACTCTTCAATTGAATGTCTAAATACTCCACTCATTGCCTTTTTTGGGTGTCTAAATATATGTATTTGGTAATTTGGATAAAGCTTGTGATATTTAGCTATAAAATCATCTTGTGTTCCATTCCAAATATCTACAAAGTCAATAGTGAATCTAGTTCCCATCTTTTGAGATTTGGCTATAAAAATCCATTTATCATATAATCCTATCATAATATTATTTGTTGAACTCTTCCAATTTGTCCATCTTCTAAACGAACTTTAATACCTCTGTGGTGTTTAGGTACTTTTGTCAAAAGGTCTTTAACGACACCTTCAGTTAAAGTTCCAGTCTTTTGGTCTTTCTTCAAGACAATTAAGACTTTCATTCCTGGTTTAATATTTTCTCTTACTCTGTGCATATTAATAAACTAAATCTCTCCAATATGGATCCTCAACGTGTATCAATAGTGTTGATGGATTCTTTTGTTGAATCACACCACATTCATACTCAGCATTTTCAAAATGAACTTCAATTCCTAATTCAAATACTTTTTCATGTTTTAACTCACGGTCAGTAAAGTAAACATTTTGAACACCTAATTGATTGGCTAACTCATAGACTTTTGCTGATTCACCATAACTTGGATGACCATATCTTTTAGTAATGATACAAACATCTTTACCTTGTCTTATCAATTCTTTACAAATTGACTGGACTTCTTCTTTTTGTTTATTTAGAGTTCCATCAAAATCATCTTCTAAAGTTCCGTCAAAGTCAAATGATATTTTGTTTTCTACAATTCTTACTTGATTCATTATCTACATCTTACATTTAGGATTTCTAATTCCAATTTACCAGCTGGAATATCAACTGATACAATATCACCTGATTTTTTACTCATAAGAGCTTTACCAATTGGACTTAGTGAAGAAATCTTTCCTTCTTTTAAGGAGATTTCATGTTCTGGTACAATTTTATATTCGGTTTCAACTTTTGTTTTAAGATTTTTAAATTTAACATAAGTCAACATTTGTACTGTGCCATCATCAACTGCACCTTCAACAATTTGAACATTAGCCAACAATGTACTAATTTTAGACATTCGGTTATTCAATTCATCTAAGGCTTGTTTAGCAACTTCATATTCAGCATTTTCTGATAAATCACCTTTATCACGAGCATCAGTAAGTGCTTGTAGGCATTCTTTCAATTCAACAGTTCTCATATGTTGATATTGTTCACTCATTTTGTTAAACCCATCACGGGTCATTGGCACCTTTTCCATTGTAATATTTTAATTTAATTTTGTTTATATCAATTATTGCTTAAAAGTTGTTTCATAAACTTCTCTAATGGCTTTTATACCTGCCTCATTTATTTGACGAGTGCCGATACCAGCAAAGTTCTGAGTTTTAATCTTTGGAGTTTCTTCTAACTCTATAAAACTCATAGATAAATAAGACCATCTAAACCATTTTAGTTTTATTTGATCATAGACATATATATCCTTCTTGTTTTGTATGGACATTGAAATTGCCCATCCAGTACCACCATCTACCGACTGATATTTAGCACAAGAAGCATATCCACGACTACCTTTTTGACCAGGGTTAACAATTTGACCAATGGCAAAAACTTGATTAGAGTATTTAACTTGAGCCCAATTACGAGCTAATAAGTTCATAAACTTATCAATTTTATATCTATTCAATATAATATTGGCCCTTTTAATTTCTTTTACACCATCTTCATAATCTTCATCAGATATTTCAACCTTATTTGGTGATTGATGATACTTTGTTTTATAAGAGTAAGCATTGGTTTTAACACCAAATTCTTCTCCAATTTTTTCCCAATAAGTGTCTGCTCCTTCAGCACCACCAGAATGGTTTGTTAATTTAGTTAAATCTATTTTAGGTGTTTCAAATAAGTCTATCATATGCAATATTTTCCAATTAGTTCTACAAGTACATCACCGTGGCAAGATTTTCCACCACCGCCTTCATTTTTACACCAACAACCAAGTACTTTATCTTTTAACTCGTGTAAGTCTTTTAATAAGTGTTGACCTTCACCATGCTCTAAATACTCTCTGTACTTGCCAATGGCTTCTTTTCTGTTTTTACAAACATATTTAGCCAGTGTGTTTCTATCTTTTATATGCGTAAAAGGACAACCCCATTTTGATGGGCGTGCAATAAACACATCATAGTCATCCTTTTTGTGATGCACTACGCGTGTTGTGTGTTTAACCCGTTTAATGGGTTTGAATAAGTCGTCAAATGGATCATTCATGGTGGTCAACTGGTGAAATAATTTTTTTACTCATAATGTCTATTATTTCATTTATATGAAATGGTCTCCATTCGCCAAACATTCGATATGCAACATCCACTCCAACATCCATAGACTTGTTAAAGTCCTCAATTGAACCATGTGAATGACCATAAAGATGAATTATTCCTTTGTGACTTCCATTCCAAACTCGATGTGAATAGTGCGATAAGAAAAATTTTGTTTTACCGTGTTGTATATTCAAGACATCTTGGATGCTACTGAATTGATCTGAATATAAATCAATATGTTCATCATGATTTCCACGAATCAAATGGATTGTTTTAACATTCAAACCTTGACGATAAATTGGAGTTTTTTGATGTCCACCAAAACAAAAATCACCTAAATGGTAGAGAATATCTCCTTCTTTAACATATTTGTTAATAGTTTCAGTTAGTGTTTTGTTCATTTCGTGAACAGATTCAAATGTTCTGAATCCAGATTTCCAATTTGAAATTTTTGGACCAGCTATATTAGTGTGTGAGAAATGCGTGTCTGATGTAAACCATATATTCATATTACAAATATACTGACTATTTTTTAAATAGACAACTTTTATTAAATTTCATTTTCTAATATTGTATTAATTCTAAAATCTCTTATATCTACTTCATCCATCAACTTACTCTTACCAGTTACTTTGAATTCAAAGTAGTCTTCATAACCCCAAATATTCTCATAAAAGCTAAAATCAACTACTGAGTTTGGATAAAGTGGTTCAAAACAGTAAAACTTACCTTCGGATTTATAAACTATTGAGAGTGGAATTTGTTTTAGGTCTTTTTCAAATAAATTGAGATGTGTTCTTGGAATTAGGAAATGTTGAGTGTTAAATTTATCAGAATGAAATTTATATGAGTATTCTTTACCATTAAGATAGAGATTGATTTCATTACTATATTTTATATTTCTTCTCAACATAATTATTATCACAAATATATAAAGAATAAATTAAATCATAAAATTAAAATTATTTATCCATTTTGTAATTTTATATATACAGTATGAAATGGATAAAGAAATACGAAAATTTTGTAACCGATAATAATCGTGATACAGCTGCAATTGACTTTTTACCTAAACATAATCCAGTAGTTAAACAACAAGCAACTGAATATGTTGATGATAAATTAAAAAGTAATGATTTTGCAGATATGTTTAAAGTGGTTGGAATGGAACCACCAAAAGACCTTAAATCTGAAGAAATGGATTCACTTTTTGATGAAGTAAGAGAAAAAGCAATTGAATATTTTGTTGAGAATCCAGAAGCTATTGGAAAAGATATCAAATTCTCTTCTATGGCAAATTCTGATAAACAAAATCTATCTAATCAAAATGATAGAGTTCCTACTACTAATAATGTTGGCGGCACATCACAAACTGCATCTAGTAGAATTGGTGAGAGTAAAACAAACTTTGACTCTGAGATTGAAATAACAGAAGATGATATGAATAAATTCAATAGTGAAGAACCATTAGTTGAATTAATTAGAAATGGTAAAATTTCTTTAGGTAATAAAAAAGTTAGTTTTAATAAATCCGATAAAGAAACTATAGAAGTATTAGATATTTATTTTGAGTTTGACCAAAAAGATTTAGAATCCGATATAGAAGAAACAAAAGAATAATAAAAGAATATTATGAAACATTTAAAACTATTTGAAGAATTAAATCCAGAGACTTATGCTTCTGCAGCTTCTAAGTTAAAAGAAAAAGGACATGAGAGAAGAGCTAAAGAATTATTCGATCACTCAATAAAAATGTCAAAAGGTACAATTGATAGAATAGATCCAAATGATTATGAAATATATTTTGATTGTGATGATTTTGAGATCGATGGTACTTATAAAATAATAGAATGTGAAGAAGATGGAGATGGTGATGTTACAGTTACATTAACAAACGGACCATCTACTATCAAAATATCTTCAAAATTTGAAGATAATGAGTTATGGATAAAACCATTTTTACCAGATGAAGATGAATATTGGCCTGGTTTTTTATTTCAAAATAGAAAAGACGCAAATAATTTTAGAAAGTTTGTAATTTCCGATACTGGTAAATGCCCAATATCAGTAAATGATATGTATCAAGATTAATTTCTAAACAGTAGAATAAATTAAAACCTCTCAATTTGAGAGGTTTTTTATTTCATCTATTTCTTTTGCCATTTTTGTATCTTTATCAGTTACTTTACCTAAATCGTGTGTTACTAAAGTAATTTTAACTTTGTTATAATTCCAAATAATTTGTGGATGATGATTATTTTTCTCAGCAATTTCAGCAACTTTATTTACAAAGTCTTTAGCTTTTTCAAAATTTGAGAAAGAATATTCCTTAACAAGTTCATCAGAACCAGACCAATCAGATTCAAATAGTTTTAAGTATTTCATATAATTATATATTAAATTATGACTTCAAATTATTCCAAAGGATTTGATAAATATCATCAATCTGGTCATATCTAATTCTAATTAGATTAATATAATTATCTTCACAATAATCGCTCTTTATTTTATCGTTTACTTTTAATGATTCATATGCTTTTAATCCACCAAAATGTTCTACTGGTTGAAAATGTTGTTCCCCATCGAATTCAATACATGTCCTCATAGAAGGAATATAGAAGTCAAATGGTAGTTGATATGTATTTTTACAATCTGGAAATTTATGCTGTCTATCATAATTTATATCATATTTACTAAGAAACTTTGTAATTTCCTTTTCACCCTTTGATTCATTACAATGTGGACAACCATTACCTTGTATATGTGAAAGCGGTCTTTGATTAAAATCACCGTGGATCGGACAGGTTATAATAACTTTTATTTGATTCTTAATATATTCTGTTTTATCATAACTAAACTTATTATCATGTACTATATTTGCTTCTTTTATAAATTGTTCGGTGGTTTTTCTAACTGATAATTTTATTTTCTCCGGAGAATTCAACAGATGACTATTCGGGGTTTGTTCATAAACATCACCATTATATAATATTTTAACTTTAGTTTTACAATTTACATACTCAACAAGTGAGTAGTCATATTTATCTCCCCATTTATCTTTGGATTTTTTAATAAAATAATCCTGATTGGAATTATCCTCAGGTGTCATTTTTCTCAAGTGTGAAATAGCTACTTGTTCAAATACAATACCATCATATATAATTTTAACTTTATCTAAAGCTCCAATATATTCAGATAATGAATAGTCATATTTATCTCCCCAAACTTTTCTAGCCTCTGATATAAATTGTTCGGTTGTTTTGGTTGGAGTATTCTTTTCTGGACATCTACCAAGTAAAATATGTTTAACAACTTTTTGTTTATATAAAACACCATTATATATAATATCTATATCTTCATTTGATAACACTTTGTCAGACAAATTGGGATATTGATATTTATATCCATGAACATCTCTAGCTCTATCTAAAAATTCTTGTTTAGTCATATATTATATATAAAATAATTATTTCCCCCTTTTAATATAATAACATAAAAATTATTAAAAATAGTTAAAGGGGAGAATATATTATTTATATATAAAGTATAAAAATAATTAATTAAAATGGCAAAAAAGGAAGTAAAAGAAGTCAAAAAGTTCGAATTCAGTAAGATTGGTTCTATTTTAGATAATATAGCAAAAACAATTCCTATTCAAATTGAAAAGGAAATTAAAGAAAAGAAGTTCATCACAACAGGAGTTTATTTATTAGACGCTGCTTTATCTGGTAGATTATTAGGAGGAGGTGTCGCTACTAATAGAATAACAGCATTTGCTGGTGAATCAGGAGCAGGTAAATCATTTATCGCTTACTCTGTTTCTAAACACGCTCAGAGAGCAGGATATTCGGTTATCTATATTGACACTGAACAAGCAATTGACTTAGAAGATTTACCAAAATTTGGAATTGATCCATCTTTAGATAAATTTAGACTAATAAGATCTAACAAGGTTGAAGATGTCAATATGGTTCTGTCTCAACTAGTAGATGAATTAAAAACTCAAAAGTTAGATGGTTATGAAATTCCAAAATTAATGATTGTTCTTGATTCACTTGGTCAAATGGCATCAAATAAAGAAAAGAATGATTTATTAAAAGGAGATATTAAACAAGATATGACTAAGGCTAAAGCTTTAGGGTCTATGTTTAGATCTATTAATACCGACCTAGGATACTTAGAAATACCTATGATCGTGTGCAACCATACATACTTGACTTTAGATCTCTATCCCGCTGAAAAATTAAAAGGCGGAAATGGTCTATTATACTCAGCATCAGTAATTGGATTTATGAGTAAATCAAAATTAAAAACGGGAGAAGAAGATGATATGGACTTAGGTCAATCAGGTATATCAGTTTTATTTAAAACATCAAAAAACCGTATGGCCAAACCTAAAAAAATCAGATTTGACATCTCATTTGCACATGGTATGAACCCATTCACTGGATTAGACGCATTCTGTCGTCCAGAATATTTTGAAAAAATAGGAATCGCACAAGGTAAAGCAGAAGTTGATAAGAAAACTGGCGAATTTAACTTCATGCCTGGTGGAAACCGTTGGTATGTATCACATTTAGATAAGTCAGTTACAACTAAACAATTATTTACACAAGAAATTTTTACACAAGAAGTTCTTGAGAAAATGGCACCAATTGTTAATGATTACTTCCGTTTCAAATCACTTGATGAAATTGAGGAAACAGAAAAACAATTTAATAAGATGATTGAAGAAGATGTTGATGATAATGGATTTTCTGATGATTTAAGTGCTGATGATTTATTCAACTAAAAAATAACACCTCAAAATGAAACAAAAGGTTTACAATATTTTAAGAGAAAAAAATATTGATTATAAAAAATTAAATGTTGATATTCTATGTGAAGCAGGTATTAAGAATATCATAAATAATATTGAATTCTACTATGATAAGCCTTATACCTGTGAATCTGTTCTTAAAGAACTTTTTACAAGAGGTGTTATAGACCAAATAAAAAAAACCCAATCATTAACTTGATTGGGTTTTTTAGGTCTTGTTATATACAAGAAATTCATAAAATTAAAACCGTGTGTTACAAATAACATACCACCACCAACAATACTTAAAAATGATGTATGTAAAAATATATTTGATACTTGAACTATAATAGAGAAAAGAGAAAGATAAAGAAATGTATATTTCCATTTTTTGGAATAAACAAAATAAAATAAATGTGTGTGTTTCTTTTCTAAAATCTCACCTAATATATCATCACGTTTACACTTTAAACAAAGTTCTCTTTTTGTGGATGGCGGCCAGTTTTGTAACTGATCACTATCATAGTAAATAATTTCCTTACAAGAGCAACAAATAATACCGTGTTCTATTTCATAAGAAATCACCTCTCTTTTCTTAGATAAGATAGCTATTAGAGCAATAAATACAAGGCCACTTAAACAAAGTAGCAATCCAATTACGCTTAACATCATGATATGATTTCATCATTTTTTAATGACTTACCTGGATACAAAGAATTTTTGTGTAGAATAACACTAACTTCTACTAAATCCGGATCATCAGTTGGATTTAAATCTCTAACAACACCATCAAAAGATCTTTGTGATGAAAAGTGAACTTCATCACCAACTTTCATTGTTGGTAGAAATTTATTTTTAGCCTTTTCATTTTGAATCACTTGGTAAATTGCGTAGAAGAAAAAAGTTGCCAACCCAAGAAATATAGCAACTATGATTAAATTAGTAAATAGTGTGTCGATGTTTTGCATTATTATTTAAGTATTTTATTTATAGTTATATCGCGTAATGTTTGTTTAGATAATGATTTAGCGCATTCTGGTCCGAAACCAGTTTCAATAGAATCTGGTACAGTTAATTGTCTACCACACTTACCACATCTACCATCGTGATAGATTTCAATAAAGTCTGGTAAATTATTAGAAGCCAATTTATTTACAATATAGTTGAAAACTTTAACAGATTGAGCTTCATTTGAGATATTAGATTTAGGTGAGTGTTTATATACACCATCTCTAACAGTTCCAACAAAAGAATAAACATCTGGTCCGGTTAGAACATTAACAAAATAAATATCATCTTTTTTATGTTTAACCACCTTAAAAGTAAAACGGTTATCAGTTTTAGTATTTAAGAAAGTAACAAAAGATTTACCACCAAGGATAAACTTCAAAGCCAATTCATGTTTAATAATACCTGATGTCATGTTATTTCCGATTGATTTATACAAAGATAAGAAAATATTTCCAATTGACCAACACTTATATCACTTTTAAATATAATTGTTATGGAAAAAGATTCAAGAATATTTGTTGCCGGACATAAAGGAATGGTTGGTTCAGCAATAGTTAGAAAACTAAAATCATTAGGTTATACAAATATTATAACCGCTGATAGAAATCGAGTAAATCTAGTAAATCAATTTCATGTTCAATCATTTTTTGCTGATGAACAACCAGAATATGTATTTATGGCGGCCGCCAAAGTTGGTGGAATAAAAGCCAATAGTGACTACAAAGCGGATTTTATTTATGAGAATATTATGATTCAATCAAATATTATTAAGGAATCACATGATTTTGGTGTTAAGAAACTTATATTTTTAGGAAGTTCTTGTATCTATCCAAAATTTGCTCAACAGCCTATTAAAGAAGAATATCTTCTAAGTGATTACTTAGAAGAAAGTAATGATGCTTATGCTATTGCTAAAATTACCGGTATTAAAATGTGTCAATCATTTAATAAACAATACGGCACCGATTTTATTTCTGTTATGCCTTGTAACTTATATGGTGTTGGTGATAACTATCATCCAGAGAAATCTCACGTATTTCCAGCAATTATTAGAAAGTTACACGAAGCTAAAATAAAAGGTGAAAAGGAAATACTATTATGGGGCGATGGTTCACCATTAAGGGAATTTCTTTGTTCAGATGATGTTGCTGACGCTTGTGTTTATTTAATGAATAGTAAAACTAAGTATGATATGATAAATGTTGGATCAGGTAGTGATTTATCAATTAAAGATTTAGCAGAGAAAATGAGAGATATAATCTATTCGGAGTGTCGAATAGTTTTTAATGGAGAAGTATCAATCAATGGAACACCTAAGAAATTGATGGATAGTTCTAAGATTAATGAATTAGGATGGTTCCCTACAATTAGTTTAGAAGAAGGAATTAAATTATCTTATTCTGATTTTTTGAGTAAAAACTAAGATTCTCTTTCTTTACCAGCTCCGTTACAAGAACTACATTTTGGAATACGACCATTGAAACAGTGGTCATAGTATCCACTACCATTACAAGCAGTACAAGGTTTTAATTTCTTCTTGTATTCATACTTTAGATATCTTTCGGTTCTGGCTAATTTTCTTTCTTTGAAGTCCATATCACAAAGATACTAAAATTTATACATTTTTCCAATATCTGTTAATATTAAAGTGACCACATAAGAAAAGATAAATCTTATTACAGGTAGATTCACTGATGAGTAATGGACCAACTAAAGCACCAGTTTCATGATAAACATATAAGCTACCCTTTAGTTCCAATAAATTCATACTGGTATTTTTAGATTTATATTTTCTACCTTCAAATTCAAAAGTAAAAGAAGGAGACTGTAGAAAAGATTGTTCTTCTGCGATTTGTTCAATATTTGTTACTTTGGAATTTTTTAATCCTTTTAGGATATCCTCACCAATTCTTTCTTGTTTATTGAAAGCTCTTGAGAATAGTCCTTCAAATGTTTTTAAGTGTTTCATATGATTATATATTAAAAGGGAAACATGACAAGTTTATGGTAAAATATTTAATATACTATTAAGCACTTTATAGTTTTTATTGATTATAAATAAATAATTATATCCTAATTCTATACATTTATTCATCTTAGATATGTTTTGGTCTAAATATTTATTATAGTAATAGTGTGATTTAATTTCAATTATTAAGTTATACTTTTCAATGTAGAAATCAGGATAATGTATTTTATCTTTTCCTACAAAAAAATATTTTATTGATGATCCTCGTTGAACATTATCTAATAAGTTATTAGTATCCATGTACTCTAAAAAGTGTTTTTCATAACTACTTTGATAGTATAGTACATCATTGTAATATTTTATTTTTTTTGAATTTTTTTGTTGTTTTTCTAAAAACTCCAAAACTTGCATAGGATATTCAACGCCATATCTTTTCAAATTAGTCTCTCTAAGTTTTCTTTTGGATTCTTCTGATATTGAGTTTGATATGAATCCATACTTTTTAAGCATTGATTCTACTTTATTTCTTTTAACTATATCAGCCATATTTGGACTTGGAACTCCATATTTTTTCATAGAAGTATTTTTTACTTTATCTGAGTATTCTTCAGTCTTTGTAAAAAAATCAAATCCATATCTTTCCTTAGTTGTGTTTATTCTTTTTTCTTTTACATAATCTGAAGACCTAGAGTCTTCACAACCATATTTTTTTAAATTTGTGACTTTTGACTTTTCTTTGAACTCTTCAAATTCAAATGTATTTGTTTTTCCGTATCTTTCTAAATTTGTTGATTTGGCCTTTTCAATATTATTGTAATTGGCATCTCCATATTTTTTTAATTTTGTTTTTTTGGATTTTATTTTAAATTCATCCGTGGACATATAATTTTCAGAGCCGTATTTTTCAAATATTGTAGATTTTGATTTTTCAATATTTACATAATTTTTATTACCATATCTTTCTTCACAAGTCATTTTATTTTTAATATTTGAACATTTATTGCTACAACAATAGATATTGTGTTTTTTGACATTTTTGTTATATAAATTAAATTGTAGTTTTTTCACTGATCCACATATATCACATTTCACATTTACTGGAATATTTGATCCAAGCCATAGTTTATCAATTGGTAATATAATTTTATCATTGATTTTTGATTCTATGCTTAATAATTTTAACTTATGAATTATAACAGATGATATTACAACTATTGATATCTCTTTATCTACTATCATGTATTTCTTTTATTTTCAATTTACATGCAAATGTAGCATCTATAATATCTTCGATAGGATTAGGTATCTTATCCCTATCCATCAAATCTTTATATGAAATCAACATTTCATAAATTGGAGTATCTATATTACCTTCTATTAACGCTCTATACATTTGTGGTTTTTTAAATGAACCACCTGATATACCTTGATTATTTATAAATTTAAGTTTTGGTTTTTTCTTACCAATATCTATTGGTTTATAAACCAGTTTACAAGTTTCTAGCTTTAATGTACTGGGTGAAATTATAGACAATTCTAAATTATCTATATCTTGCATTAAATTTGATCTTATCAGTGTTGAAAGTGATACTATATCTAAAATTGATGATGTGTTTTTTGAAAAAGAATATCCTTCTATTTGACAATGTGTTTTTTCACTTGTATCTATCAAATTAATGATTTCATTTGTTATTAATTTGGAAAGCATATTATAATGCTTTAGTTTGATTACTTCATTTTTTGAATAATCATCAGACACCAATCTATTTAAGTGGAAGAACTTAACACCACATCTTACTAGCTCCTTCACATAAATATTATTATCTTTTTTATTAGTAAATGAAAGTATATACTTATTATTACCAGTTTCAATAAAAACAGCGGTGCTGTTTAAACTTATATCTATACCAATGTAATTCATTATTTAATTTTTTATTTAATACTATATATTAAATTGAAAAATTATATTTTTAGTATAAATGTTGGTGATTTTATTAAATCTTAAAAGCCATGTTCTTCTAAAAGTTGAATAAGTTTATATTTGAAATCAGATTTACCTTGTTCAGTTGCTAAAATTCCTTGAATTACTCTATCAGCTAAAATTCTTCTTTCTTCAACAATTTCATCTGTAGTTCTTCTCTTTTGAACATCCGTTTCTATTTTAGAAAGATGTTTACCAGAATGCTCTTGTCTATACTTTTCAATCTCTTCTTCTCTCTGTCTTTCGAATTCTTCTCTAGCTTTAGTTTGAGCTCTAAGTGAACTTAAATAATCTGCTTCTTCGTTGAATGGTTTAATATGTTTCATATAGTATATATTCAATTTTAAAATTAATAATTGTAATTACTTGATGTATTTGGATCTTGTAGTAAACCACCATCTAAATAAGTAATATCAGATGATCCAGTTGGATAAACACTTGAGAAGTTTGAGCTTTTTTGTACTGAATTAGGTAATTGATTCACATATCTAACACCAATATTACTTCCACCGTTTCCTCTTTGACTAAGTAGGAGTAATTGATTTCTATTAGTAACTGTACAATTACTTAATTTTGTGAAATTGGATAGTTTTTCAAATGTATCTTGGAAAGATATTGTATAGTTAGTTGTATTAGTTGACCTAATTTTTAGTATATTTTTTGAACTACCGTTGAAAAACTTATCCATTATTATAGTTGTTCCACCAGTAATTGAAACATTACCAAATCCAATCATCTCATTGAATCCTAAAAGTGTACAAGCACTATTTATTGTAATTGTTCCATTATTTATTTTTCCAGAATAATCTTTAGACTGTATTTTACCACTTATGTAAGAATAAGTTCCAGTACCCAATGATAACCCAGGAAATCCAGAAGTAGAAGTTGGATCATAAAATGTTAACACACCATTGAAGTTAAAAGTTATATTATTATTTATTTGAACATTACTTGTAGTAATATTACTAGTAAAGGTAGATTGTCCAGATCCTCCAAACACGAAAGTAGAATTTCCACTTATGGAGGAACCACCACCAGCACTATTAACAAAATTTGCCATTACATTTTTACCTACATAGATATTTTTACCACCGTTTATAGTAAAAGCATTAGTACCATTTGGTGCAAATGTGAAAGTACCACCATCACAAATTAAATCTGAAAGAAGTGTAATGGTACCCGGTGAGGCTTGTGATCCAATTAATACACTCCAAAATGTAATATTTGGAAAATCAACGATAGTAGTATAGTTAGAAGTTGCATTTGATATACTAATAGCACTTCCTTGAGCTGGAAGAAATGTTCCAGATGTATAAGAAAATGTTAAACCAGTTGCATTAGCTCTTATTAAAAATACCGATCCAGTAGGAATAGTAACGGTTCCGGTGGTATTTATATTAACAATAGAAGAGGTCAATATTATTGAGTTTGCACCCATATTAATAGCACCACTACCATTAAAAATAAGTGGACAGTTTATGGTTAGTGTTAATGTACCAGCAGTTGAAGTATAACTACCTATATAAACGGCATAAGTTGATCCAGATATAATAGTATTTGTAGCCAATACTGTTAAGGTACCAGTAGCATATAAATTTGATAAAAGTGTATAAGTTTGAGCAGTTGTTGTTCCAAAAGTTATATTATTCCAAGTAACTGGTTCAACATTCACACTACAACTAAGAGCTAAATGTAATGTACTGTTTGTTGTTGTAATAGGAACAGATATAATAAGTATACCAATTCCATACCCAACAGTACCAGAAACAACAGTATTGGAGTTACTTATGGTAAGATTTGTTCTTAAAAGTCCAGTAGTTTGGCCAGGGTGGGACCAAGTTTGCACACCCGTTCCATTCATGATTATACTAACATTTGTACTCAAAATTTGACCGGTGGTGGTACTTACTGTTAGATTACCACTCAAATAAATAGTAACGCCAGATCCGGCAGATAATGTAGTATTAGTACCAGCACCAGCACCAACACGAAATGTTCCACTCAAATATAAATCACTACCTAAGGTATATGTTACAGCAGAATTCATTGTTACGTTATTCCAGTTTATTAAACTGGCGTTTAGTGTACACGCACCTACGCACAAAAGTGTACTACCACTAGCGGTAGCTGTTGTTAAAGCAGTAAGTGTACCAACTGAATATCCAACAGTTCCGGAAATTATTGTATTTGGATTATTTATTGTTAAATTAATTCTAAGACTACCCAATGAGGTTTGACCGGGTTGTGACCAAATTTGTGATGCGGTACCATTCATAATAATAGAACCCGTACCACCTTGAATTACGGCACCAGATGTAGGGTTTAAATAAAGATTTCCTTTAAGATTAATATTATTTGAACCTAATGCCAAGGTTGTAGTCACGTTGGTTGAACCAAGTGAAAAAGTTCCACTTATATTTAGACTATCACCAAAAGTGTAAGTAGTAGCACCTGGTAAAGTAACATTACTCCAAGTACAACTTCCAATATTTAATGTGGTGGATACACTTGATGGACAAGCTAGTGTACTACTGGTAGTTATAACATCGGTTGTTGTAGTTAGTGTAGATGAGTCAAAATTTACAGTACCAGAAACTACAGCATTCGAATTACTTATAGTTAGTGGTGTTCTCACAATACCATTTAATAGAGCAGACCAAGTTTGTGTACCAGTACCATTCATAATTATAGTTGGTGGATTCACACCACCATTAAACGCAGTTGAAGTTGTATTAACTACCAAATTACCTTTTAAATTTATAATCAAGCTAGAAGTAAGACCAGATAATGTATGAGAGGTAGCCCCTCCACCACCACCCATTAATGTCCCGTTAATGGTCCAACTATCACCAAATGTTTTAGTTAAGTTACCTGAGATTTGAACATTTGGATTCCAAACGCACCCATTACTAGTAAGTGTTTGTGTACCAGTTAAACTAACAGTTCCACTACCAGTAGCAATCATAGTGGATGATAAAGAAAATGTTCCACCTAAAGTTAATGTATTATTTAGAGTAAATGTCTTATTATAATTACCAGCACCTACTCCACTAAATAGTAGCATAACAGCATTCGCATTAGCTGAAGTAGAACAAGTTGCACTATTGGATGTGAAATAAGCATTGTCGGTTGCTAAAGGAACAGTTCCACTAGCCGTTCCACCGTCGGTCAAACTCCAGTTTGCGGCTGTATTCCAATCTGTACCTGAATTTCTAAAATAATAAGTTGCCATATTTTTTAATAGTCTGAAGAGTATGCTATTGCATCAAATTGGTCTTGCACACCAGCATAAACCGATTGACATACTCTTAAAAGTTGACCACTTCTAAGAATTAAAGGTTGGTCAAAAGTAATTATTGATGTTGCGCCAATTGCTGAAACAGAACGAGTAGCAGTAGCAGTTGCGACCTCACCAACTAATGTTGGATTTGTACCAGAAGCATCTGTTACAAAAACACGATGAACCATAGCAGATGATGCTGCTGCCGTTGCTTGTGAGTTACGAAAACGAACTGCATCAACACGAGTTCCATTTGTAGCACCCGTTGTAAGTGTATATAGTGTACCAGAACCATCTGATGCGGTGTTAGCCGCAACAAGTCTATTGGTTGATGTTGGTACCATATTACCGGTTAGAATGAAAATTGGTGATGTATTTGCTGGCATTTTTTAATTTTAATTTTTTATAAATTCGTAAAATATTGTTGTATTTCACTTTCAGTTTGTTCAGTTATAGTTACAGTCATTTGTTCATTTTCTATAACTCTAATTATTTTAATCTGTTGAAGAGTGTTATCTGTTCTACTAGACGTCTCATAACTAGTGAGAGTACCATTGCTAAGTCCTAAAGCAGGACAAGTATAAGTAACTGAGTTATCAGGAATCGACTCTAAAATTGTACCATCTATACACGGATATTTCATAATATATTTATTTATTTTTTTGTCTTTCTTTATATAAAATTATAGTAATTAAATAGGTTCACTGACGGATATGGAGCAGATGAACCAGTTGCACCAATTGGTCCAGATGATCCAGTTGGTCCTTGACGACCTTGATAACCCTGCGGGCCCTGTACACCTTGAGATCCTTGTGAATAGACACCCAAGAATAATTGATGATTATCTGTAAAGTTACTATACCCAACACCAGTTGCTGTTATCAAAGTAACCGGTACATTCCAATATGAAGTTGTAGATCCAGCATTTATATTACTAGGAGTTCCACTAATAGTCCATCGTTGATAATTACTAGACACATTTCTATCTTGAACATAAAGTTGTTGATTTTGAGCCAATAATGACAAAATTATATCCACATCATTTCCACCCTCATCATAATGTGAAATACTTATTTGTGTTGCACTTCTTTGTGTGGTATTATTCCAAATAATAGATCCATCACCTGGATACCCAGATGTTGATGCCGTATTCGCCAAATAGTTAAATAGATTGGTTGAGGCACCATCTGGTCCTTGAGGTCCAGTAACTCCTTGTGGACCTGCATCTCCATTTATTATAATAATTACAGAACATATATCATTAGTAACAAAAGAAGTAATTCCACCATTTGTCAAGACTAATCCAGTAAATAGGTAATCACCACTAGAATAAGTAATATTTGTGAACTGATAAACATCAACCTTCGGAGACCCGTTTGTATTGTAAGTTATTGTTAAATATCCACTTTTGCCCAAAATACTTGAGAAGTAATCAGAAATATTAGCACCATCATATGTAGTAGGATTAAGTTTAAGATTGTACATGAATTCTCCATAATTATAAGTAAAATTACCAGAAGTTGTCGAAGTACCAATTCCTTGATAATTGTATATAAATCCACCTTTATCACCTTGTGAACCAGTTAATCCCAATCCCTGAGGACCTTGATCACCTTGTGTACCAGTTGCTCCTTGAAATCCTTGGTCACCTTGTGGTCCTTGGTCGCCTTGAAATCCTTGGTCGCCTTGTGGTCCTTGGTCACCTTGTGGTCCTTGGTCACCTTGTGGTCCTTGGTCACCTTGTGGTCCTTGGTCACCTTGAGGGCCTTGGTCGCCTTGAAATCCTTGGTCACCTTGTGGTCCTTGGTCACCTTGTGGACCAGTTGCTCCTTGAAAACCTTGTGGACCTTGTGGTCCTTCTATACCAATTGATAAAGGTATAAATATTATATCGTGGCCATTACTAAATGAATATCCACCAGTCACATATGTAACTGGTATTGAAACATAATCATTAGGTATAATTGTAGGTGTACCACTTACGGTCCATTTTTGAAAGTTATTAGAATTATTTTCATCTTGTATAATTATACTATCACCAGTTTTAATCAATGCTAAGAATACATCAATATCTACATTATCTCTTGTTAAATGGTCAACATATAATATAGTTGAATTTATCTGTGTTGCATTATTCCACATAATTTGTTTAGCACCAGGAGGTGATGTTTGTGAATTCGTTCTTGCATTATATTTATAATATGAAACTGATATACCATTCTGACCTTGTGGACCAGTTGCTCCTTGAAATCCTTGATCACCTTGTGTACCAGTTGCTCCTTGAAATCCTTGGTCACCTTGTGGTCCCTGGTCACCTTGAAATCCTTGGTCACCTTGAAATCCTTGGTCACCTTGAAATCCTTGGTCACCTTGGAAGCCTTGGTCACCTTGGAAGCCTTGGTCACCTTGTGGTCCCTGGTCACCTTGTGGTCCCTGGTCACCTTGTGGTCCCTGGTCACCTTGTGGTCCCTGGTCACCTTGGAAGCCTTGGTCGCCTTGAAATCCTTGGTCACCTTGTGGTCCCTGGTCACCTTGTGGTCCCTGGTCACCTTGAAATCCTTGGTCACCTTGTGGTCCGGTTGGACCTTGTCCACCCGACACAGTTCCACCTCCTGGTGGACCAGCTGGTCCTTGATATCCTTGGTCACCTTGTGGACCTTGGTCACCTTGAAATCCTTGGTCACCTTGTGGACCAGTTAATCCCTGACCCTGATATCCTTGAAATCCTTGAGATCCAGTTGTTCCTTTTAATCCTTGAGCACCTTGTGGTCCTTGTGATCCTTGAGTACCTTGTGGTCCTTGGTTACCTTGATAACCCTGTGGACCTTGTGATATTAAAACATTACCATTACCATCATAAAATACACCATCTTTATATTGAACTATCCTTGGAAATAGTTCCGGTACAATCTGTTGAATTTTATATTTATTCTGCTTAGCCACTTAGATTTAATTATAGTTTGACTTATATATAAATTTTTCACTCATCACTAATAAACAAACAACAGGTTTTGAGTATAAATTATTGATATGAAAACTAAAAAAATTAAAAAATTAGCAAAACTCATCTTCGATGAAGTAGAAGAGAATAATAGAAAACAAAGATTGAAATCGGAACTTATGCCGGTAACAGAATCATACACACATACATATTGTGAATATGACCAAGAAGTGTCTGATAAATTTTTCAATTTTGTTTGTAATCTAATTAAACTAAAAAGCCACTTATCAATTGAAATATGTGAAGATTACATAAATATTGGAGGTGACTTAGATAGAGTTAAGTATTCAAATTCACCAAGTAAATATAACTCTGAGGATATTATTGAAATAAAAATTGATAAAAACGGATTTAGAGTCCGTAGGTCATATGGAAATTATCTAAATTATTTAGATAGTGAGATGCTCCAAAAACTAAAACCAATGTTAGTTGAGAAAAATAAAGTTATATCAAAAGAAATGATTATTGATATAATAGATGATATAATGGTCAAAACCAATCTATCAAGAGAAAATAATTTAGACGAACTTCTAAAAGGATAAAAATAAATAACAAAAATGTTAATTAATGAAATAGGAATTAAAGGATTTAAATCATTTGGAAATAATGAACAATCACTTAAACTAAATACAGAAAAAGGTGAATTAATACTTCTAACTGGATCAAATGGAAATGGTAAATCATCATTTATAGAAAGCTTTGAATATGTTCTTTACGGTAAAGTAAAGTCTATGAAGCGAAAAAAATGGGCCACTCTAAATACACTACCAAATCGGATTAATAACGAATTACAAAATCGAATTAAGTTCATCTCTAACGGAACAGAAGTAGAGATTATCAGAGGTATTAATCCAAGTACTCTTAAACTAATTGAAAATGGTATTGAAAATGACCGAGCTGGTAAAGCCAATCTAGATGAAAAGATTGAAGACTATATCGGAATGGATATTGAAACATTCAAGTCATTTATCTCAATGTCTATCAATGACTTTAAGAATTTCATTTCACTTTCTAATGATGAGAAACAATTACTTCTAGATAAATTATTTAATTTAGAAGTAATTAATATCTTAAATCAAATTCTTAAAGATTTAAATAAAGCAAATAAACTTCAACTAACTAGACACGATTCTGAAATATCAACTCTTAGCGATTCAATAGAATCAATTAGAAGAAGTATAGAAAAATCAATTGAAAAAGAAAAGTTAAATATTCAATCAGAAATTGATACCATCAAAGAACAGATGGAATCAAAAAAAAGTGATTATCAATTGTTAAAAGAGAAAGTTGAAAAAATTAAATCAAAAGAAAATGAACTTAAATCAGAATTGGATAAAGAGAAAGAACAATATATTACTCTTAACTCCGAGATTAAATCAGCTCAAAAAGATATTGATTTATATGACTCAGGAAAATGCCCTACTTGTGGAACAGATTTTGATAATGACCATTTTCATAATCTCAAGGATGTTCTCTTAGAAAAAAAGAAATCAGTTGAAGCAATTAGATCTGAAATTGAAAGTAATATTAAATCAATTAGAGAAAAACAAACTAAGTTACAAGGTATTTCTGATACAACCACAAAAACATTCAATGATATTACTTATTTATTAAAGAACTATAAATCACAAATCGATCGTCTTCAATCACAAAAAGATAAAGAATCTGGTCAATCAAGTACCAATGTTTCTGAATTTGAGAATACAATTGTTGAATTAGAATCTAAAAAAGAAGTTAGTTCTGAATATCAAACCACTTGTAGAGAGAAGGAATCTTACTACAAAGAGTTAACTAAGGTATTTGGTGAAGATGGTGTTAAACGTAGTATCATTGCTAGTATTATTAAGCCAATTAATCACTTTATCAATGAAAATGTTAGAAAGATGAATCTTCCTTTTCAAGTTCAATTAGATGAGACATTCACTGCACAAATCAAACAGTTTGGTGCACCAATTGAACACGATAGTTTAAGCACCGGAGAAACACGGAAAATAAATATTAGCATTTTAATTGCTTACTTAAAGTTAATTAGAACTAAGAAACACATCAATATTTTGTTCTTGGATGAAGTTTTTTCAAGTATAGATATAGAAGGTTGTGAGGATATTTTGAACCTCTTAAAATCATTTGCAA